ACCTTCGCAGATCCGCCCGCGAGCTGCGGACGCGGGGCGTGTCGCTCGGGGCTCGGCAACCCGCCGTCCGCGATGCAATCAAGACCTTCCTCGATCAGGAGGCCGGCACCGAAGGCGGGCCGGTCGATGCCGCCAGCCGGGCGAAGTGGGTGAGAGCGTACCGGGCCGTGTCGGCCGCAGCGGCGGAGGCGACCCGATGACCGCCCGGCAACGCACCGTCTGGACCTGGAGCGCCGTGGGCTTCGTCGTCTTCGCGGCCGTCATCGGAGCGCTCGTCGAGCGGGCCACGCACCGGCTCGCCGCTGGGGTGGAGAGCCGGTTTGGGTACACGCCGAATCCTGAAGGCGTCCGCGATTTTTTGGCCGAGCTGGATCAGCCCGAGTTCAAGGGCGCGGCCCCGGATGTGTTGCGAAACGTCAAGAACCGCGACACGTTCCTCTACCGCCACGCCGACCGGGCACACCGAGCGGTTTACGGTCGGCCGTTTGAAGTGTGGAATCAGGGTCCACATGGCGCGTGCGTTTCGTTCGGGTGGGCTATGGGATCGTTTGTCGGGCAGGCCGTGGACTGGACCGAGGGCGAGTTGCCCGATCCCCCGAAGCTCGTCGCCACCGAGCCGATCTACGGCGGCAGCCGGACGGCCGGCAGGCTTCCGCCGATCACGTTCGCCGGCTACTCCGACGGCTCCTACGGGGCCGCCGCGGCCCGCTGGGTGGTCGGCACAAAGGCCGGCGTCGGCGGCATCCTCTACCGGCAGAAGTATGGCAGCGTCGATCTCTCGACCTACGACATCTCGCTGTCGAAAGACTGGGGAGCGAACGGCGTCCCGGCCGCTCTAGCAAAGCAGGCGACCGAGCACACCGCCCAGGGCGTCGCCCTCTGCGACTCATGGGACTCGCTGGCGGCCGCGATCGAGAACGGGATGCCGGTGCCGATCTGCTCCAACGTCGGCTTTGCCGCGACCAACGTCAGGGACGCCGACGGATTCCTTCCTCGAGGTGGCAACTGGTCCCACTGCATGGTCGTGATCGGCATCCGGTACAAGGCCAACGGCAGCCCGCGAGACGGTGCCCTCGTTTGTAATTCTTGGGGATCGTCGTGGGTGCGAGGAGGCCGTTTCCCTGCGGACATGCCAGAGGGCTGTTTTTGGGCTGACCGCAAGGACATCGAAGCCATCCTGGCCCAGGGCGATTCGTTCGTCATCGCCGGCGTGAACGGGTGGAAGGCCCGCGACCTCGACAACGGCGCGTGGCTCCAGCCGGCAGCCGCCCGCCCGCAACCCGCCCGCATCATCGCCAGCGTCTATTCCCTCGCCCCGTGAGGCCGCCATGACCCTCGACCGCAAGCTGATCGCCATCGTCGTCGTCACCCTCGCCGTCGGCTGGTGGCTCGGCTCCTCGCCCAGCTCACCGATCAACCCGACGCCCCAACGGCCGGTCCTCGCCGCCGTCGGCCGGCTAGCCCGGATCGCCGCGCGCCTCGGGCTGTGGATGGCGATGGCCGCCGAGCCCGCGCCGCAGCTCGAGCGGCAGCAGATCGTCAGGAGCCCGCCGGTCGACGCCGATGGTCATCGTGTCGTCGATCACGGGGAGGGCTGGTGATGGATACCGTCCTCCTCGAGATCGTCCTCTGGATCGGTGGCCTTGCCGCAGTCGGAAGTGGTCTCGGCGTGTGCGTTGTCCTCGCTGCGTGGTGGCTGTTCGCGCGGCTCTCGGCGTCAATCTCTGCCTGGATTGACCATGACGAAGGAGGTAGCCAATGACCATCTACCGCACCCTCCTCGCCTGGCTCGCCTCCCTCTCCGCCGATCCTACGGAGATCGACCGCGAGCCCCCACGCGCCGCCGCGGCCGTGGCTGCCGCGTATGCCACGTTTGCCCCGGAGATGGCACCGACGCCGCCCCCGGCACCGGCTCCCTCGAAGTGTGGCTGTGGCGGGAAGTGCGTCAACGGCATCTATCGACCCGATGGCCGGATCGAAATGAAGTGCGAGAAGGATTGCCCGTGCGGCTGTCGGAAGCCGCGGTGAGTTGTACGCTACAACCGGCAACTTCACCGGGATGACCGTCTCCGGGATCGTGCGTGTGTCATCGACACCGCACACCGATCCTTGGAGACCACCAGATGAATCCCGTCAGCACCCGCCGGCGTCTCCAGGACGAGGCCGCGAAGATCCACGCCGACATCGAGGCCCTCCGCTCCGCCGCCCCCGAGAGTGACCAGGAGCAGGCCGACAACCTCGGCCGCCTCGGTGAGCTCGAAGCCCGGGCCGATTCGATCGCTGTCGACCTCGAGCGTGAGAACGCAACCGACGCGCGACTCTCCCGGCTCCGCACCGCGGCCAGTAACGCCGCCGAGCATCGCTCCGCGGATCCCGGCGAGAAGCCGCAGACGCAACAGCTGGCATCGTTCGGCCGGACGGTCTACTCCGACGAGGCCCGTCTGCTCCGGGTCTCCCAGTACCTCCGCGGTCTCCGCGATGGAACGGTGAACGCCCGGGCCCTGTCCGAGACCGGCTCCGCCGGGGCTGGGATCGAGTTCAATCCGCCGGTCGATCTTTACAACGAGATCGTCAACGTAATCAACCGGCAGTCGATCGGTGCGCAACTCGCGCTCACGATCAACACCAACAGCCGGACGGTCGACGTTCCGAAGCTCGGCCTTGTAACGGCCGACTTCGTCGCCGAGAACACCGCGCCGACGGCGCAGGATCCGACGACCTCCAAGGTCACGCTGACCGTCTACGACGCAAAGGCGGAAGTCGATGTGTCGAACAACCTGCTGAACGACTCGCCGCTGGATGTCGCCAGCTACGTCACGCAGTTCATCGGGAATGCCTTCGCCAAGTTCTACGACACGACCTGGCTCGCGGGCCATTCCGGCAATTCGATCGCCGGTCTTTATGCCGGGATCTCGGCTGGCCGGAAGGCGACCGTTGCCGTCGGTGGAACGATCTCCGCGGCCAACGTCGGCACGGTCATCGGCTCCATCGATCCAATGGTGATGGGTGATTTCGCGTGGGTCGTTTCGGCCGCCGGCTGGGGCCAGCTGCTCGCCCTTGAGGGAACGCGCTACGTTCAGCCGATGGTCGGCGGTGGAGCTCCTGGCCTGAGCGTCTGGGGGGTTCCGGTCTACAAGACCGACACCCTGCCGGCCAACGTCTTGGCCGTCTACGGGGCCTACCGCATGACGACCGCGCTGGCCATGCGGAAGGATCTGTCGGTCACCCCGCTCCGCGAGCTGAAGGCCCGCGAGAACCAGACGGTCTTCCTGGCTCACGGCCGATTCGGTCTGAGCAACCACGGCCCCGAATACGCCGGTGCAATCGTCCAGGCCACCTCCTGATCTGATCCCATCATCCGCCCGTGATTCTCAGCGGCCGGGCGAGGCTCCAACCTCGCCCGGCCGTCTCTCTTCTGGAGCCCCCCGATGTCCATGCCCTCCCTCTCGATCAAGTTCAGCCGCGATTACGGCGACCACCAGGCCGGTGCCGTGGTGTCGTTCCCCGAGGGGATGGCCAGGCATCTTGTCGACTGTGGCCTTGCAACCTTCGAGGCCACGCCCGTCGTCGAGCCCACCGAAGTCATCGAGCGGGCTGACGCCCGCGCCGCGAAGAATGTCCAGCGCGCCACCAAGTAGTTCGGGGGGCCGATGATCAAGCTCCGCTCCCTCAAGGCAATCTCCGAACCGGAGGTCGAGCCGGTTTCTTTGGCTGCGGCCAAGGGGCAGGTGGGCCTACTGCCGGAGCAGTCGGACGATGATGCCCTGCTCCTGCGCCTGATCTCCACCGGCCGCCGGTTCGTGGAACAGCGGCTCGGCACGACGCTGGCCACCCGCCAGTTCCGGGCCACGTTCGAGCATGACCTGTATCGACACGGCCACGGCCACGATCATTGCCACCACGACCACATCTATTACCAGGGCTCCGGCCGCCTCGGGCTGCGGATCCCTGTCCCGCCGCTCCTAGTGGACGGGACGCACCCGCTGGTGATCACGGTCGGCGGGGTGGTGATCTCATCGGCCACCTACACGGTCGACTCCGATTCCTCCCCGGCGGTGATCCGGTTCTCCACCTGGCCGACGTTCGACGACGACAACCCCCTGGTCGTCACATTCTGGGCCGGGCCCGCTTTGGCTGGCCGGATCGAGCCCGCGGCTGAATCGGTGATCCTTCTCTACGTCGCCCACGGGTTCAAGAACCGGGAGGGCGTGGTTGTCGGCACGATCGCCAGCCCGCTCCCCATGGGCATTGAGACGCTCCTGGCGTCGATCTCGATCACGGGAGCCTACTGACATGGGCGACCGTACCGCCGCCGGCTTGAAGGTCCATACCTTCCGCTTCGAGCGGCCGGTCGAGACGCGCAACTCCGTCGGTGAGATCTCCTCGATCTCTTGGGTGACGATCTGCCGCCGGCGAGGCTCGATCGAGCAGGTCGGTTACTCCGAGTCCCGAGACCAGGGCCAGACCTCCGGGAATGCGTCCTACCTGATCGTTGTCCCCTCGGTCCCCGGGCTCGACGGTTCCTCTCGGATCGTCTGGGAAAGCCGGCTCGGCCGGATCCTGATGGTCTCGTCGGTCGTCGGTGACGACGCCGATCCCGAGCAGACGATCCAGGCCGGGGAGAAAAAGACATGAGCGCCACAGGCCTGTTCTTCTCCGCCTTCTTCTCGGACAAGTCCAACCGCGATCTCGACGATCTGATCCGCGCCTATGCCAAGCTCCCCGGCTCGCTGGCCCGGAAGCACCTGAAGGCCGCCATCCGTCGATCCATCAAGCCATTCGTGCCAGCCCTCAAGTCTGCGACCCCTCGAGGGGCCACCGGGAACCTCCGGCGGAGCGTCATCACGGTCGTGAAGTTTGGCACGAAGATTTCCCGCGGAAGCGGTGAGGCTTTCCGCGGGACCGCCATCGGCATCGTTGGGTATTCACGAAAGGGAAAGAAGAAAAACCAGAAGGGCGACCACTCGGTCCTCGTCGAGCAAGGCAGCAAGCCGCGCCACCGGAAGACAGCGGTCGCCAAGCGTGGTGGCGTCAAGGCCCGGTCAAAGTTTAGCGCTGGCCAAGGCTCCACCGGCACCATGCCACCGCGACACATGCTCCGCGACACGCTCGCCTCGAAGAGGTCCGGCATCCTCTCGAACATGGAAATTGAAATGGGCGTGAGCCTTGAACGGGCCGTCCGAGAAAACGCTACCCGCCCCCGCTGAAGGAGATCCGCATGAACACCGTCCTCATTCGATTCACGGCCCCCCACGGCCCGTACAAGCCGGGGGATGTTCTCTTCGTCAACCATGCCGAGCTGGCCGCGCTGCTGGCCGCTGGCGTGATCGAAGCCGACCCGGCCGGGGGTGACGAATGAGCAGTCCCGAAGCCTGGCTCAAGGCCACGATCGAGACGGCCGGGGCTACCGCTTTCCCGGTGGCTGTCTCGGAGTCTGCCCCCCTGCCCTTCGCCGTCTACGCCCGGGAGTCAACCGACAGGCCACTCCAGACGAGCGGTCTGACCGGATTCGCCGACGGGGAGTTCTCCGTCGAGGTCTGCGGGGCCAGTTGGACGTCGGCCCGGACGGTGGCTGATGCAATCGTGGCCGCCGGCCAGAACTTCACCGGCACCGCCAATGGGGCCATCATCGATCACGTTCACGTCGCGGCTGACCGCGACGGAACCGCGGTCTACCTGACCGATGGGCAGGATCTGCCCAGCTACTTCGTCGTCGAACTGCAAATCTTCATCCGCTGGAGAGAATAGCCATGGCCGTCGCGCCCGCCACAATCGACACGATGCAGGGCCTGACGTTCTCTTTCAATGCGATTGAGTTTCGGGCGACGAACATCAAGCGGAAAGAGTCTCGACCGCTTGTCGAGGTTTCGGACTGCTCCCAAGCGGTCGACTCGCTGCGGATTTATCAGTCCGAGCCACTCAAGCAAGGTGATGAAATCTCCCTTGAGTATTTCGGAAAGAATGCCCCAGTGAAGGGCACAAAGTATGCGATCAGCTGCTCCGGCCTGGGCATCACCGGCAATGCCTTTTGTACCGATGTCGAAGAGGGCGGAGCCGTCGGCGAGTACGTCAAGGGTACGGCCACGTTCAAGATCACTGGCTGATCTGGGGGCGTCATGGCAGACATCCCATCAGCGCAAGGCGCTACCGTATCGTTCAACGGCGTTGCGCTCGGTGGCCTGATCGGCTTCGACGAGGGTTACACCGCAGCGTCCCCGACTGACACGACCGGGGCCTCGGCCACGATCGTCGGCAGCGGTGGCAACACGCGGGTGATCCGCCAGGTCGAAATCACCATGATCGAGCCGGGCTCGATCTCTTTCCGGTGCTGGGGGAATCCCCCATTCGGCCGCGCCGACATCGGCTTGTCGGCAACGCTCGCCTTCACTATCGGCGGGGTGGCCACCAGCTGGCCGGCGCAACTGGCGAGCGTCCAGCGTGTCGGCTCCGCCGGTGAACTGATCCAAGGTTCGTACCAGTTCCAGTTCATGGGGTAACCATGCTCTCCCGCGACGATCTGTTGACCCTCGAAGCCAATAAGCCGGCCCCCCCGAAGCGGCTCCATGTGGCAGCGTGGGGCGGGGATGTGTTCGTCCTCGACCCGACGGCCCAGACCTACGACGAGTGGTCGATCTTCTGTGAGACGTTCAAGGGCACCGCGGCCCCGTGGCGGGCGAAGCTGGCATCACTCCTCCTGTGCGACGAGGCGGGCAAGCGGCTCTTCACCGAGGCCGATGTCCCGACGCTGGCCGGCTGGCGGCCCGACGGGCTCCTCGAGGTCTGGCAGGTCGGCATCGAGCTGCTGAAGGTGGACGACAAGGAGATCGAGGCCGAGGCGGAAAAATCCGTGGCCAGCCCCTGACGCTGTTCCTCGGGAGGCTGGCCCTGGCATGTGGCGAATGGGATGTGGAGACGCTGTCGAGGCTGATCTCGCTCCGACAGCTGAAGTGGTGGGCGGCTTACTGGATGGTCGAGCCCTTCGGTGACGACTGGTCGAGGTCCGGGAAGTTGGCCGCGGTGATGGCTGCGGCCCAGGGGGCCAAGGTCGAGCCCGACTTCGAAGAGAAGTTTCTGCCCAGCTACCGGGCCCCGGTCCAGACGGAAGAGGAATTGAAAGCGCAGCTCCGACGGATCCCATTCTTCGCAGCGCAGATGGAGGCGAAAGGAATCTGATGGCAGGCATAGGCAAAGTTTCCGCGATCTTCACGGCCTCGAGCTCGGGGCTGACTGCTGGCGTGAGCCGGGCGAGTTCGTCGCTCAAGAGCCTCGGCAATGACGTTGCCGGGCTTCGCTCGGGGATGCGCCTCCTGAATGCGATCTCCGGGGCGCAGCTGTTCGGGCAGATCGCTTCGAGCGCGATCGGGGCTGCCCGGTCCCTGGTGGGCATGGGCCAGGCCCAAGCCAACGTCATTGACGACACCAGCAAACTCTCGGCCCGGCTCGGGATGACCTACGGTGAGTTGGCCGGGCTGTCCCACGCTGGCGACCTGGCTGGCGTGTCGATGGAGACGATCGGCAAAGCCGCCACCAAGGCCGACATTGCGTTCGTGAAAGCCGCCCAAGGCTCTGGCGTGGCACAGGCGGGCTTCGCCGCCATCGGGCTCTCGCTGGCCGATCTCCAAGGCAAGTCGTCTGCGGAGCGATTCTCAGCGATCACGGATGCCATTGCGGGGCTTCCGACCGAGGCGGAGCGGGCCGCCGCGGCGGTGAAGCTCTTCGGCAAGTCGGGGGCGGAGCTGCTGCCGCTGTTCGCGGGCGGGGCCGGATCGATCCAGGAGGCGACCGACGAGGCCCAGCGGTTCGGGATGGCCCTGACAAATGCCCAGGGGCAGGACGTCGAGGCGATGAACGACTCTTTCTCCAAGGTCTCCGCGGCCATTGGTGGCATCGTCAAGCAGGTAACCGCCTACCTCGCTCCGTCGATTACCGGGATTGCCACGACGTTCACCAACTTTGTCGGCAGCATGGGCGGGGCCAACATCGGCCAGGCCATCGGCGAGGGGATCCTGGCTGCGGCCCGCTACATGGCGGGTGTCGGGGACTTCATCATCGGTGGTCTCACAACTGTCGGTGAGTATCTGACCTTCGTGGCCGGCAACTGGTCGACGGTGTTTGACTCCGTCGGGCGGCTCGGCTCGCTCCTGGCTGGCGTCGCCAGGGTGTGGGCAGGATCAATTCTGACTGTGCTGGGCACCGCCGCGAAGGTTATCGGGCTGGTGTCGAAGACGGCACAGGATGCGTCGAAGGGAATCACAGCCGCGGCAAAGGCCAACTTCGCCGCGGCCGGCCAGAACTTTGACGGGGCCTTCGGGGACAAGGCCAAGGCCGGCGCGGGCCCGCTATCAGTGGCTCTTGGAATTGCTCTCGAAAAGTCGCGCCTCGCTGCCGGCCAACTCGACCAGGCGAATAAGACCACGATTGCTGGCATGGCTCCAGCCGGCGGGGTGATCGCCGCTCGCAACCAGGAGGTCAAGGCCATCGACTCCCGGTCGAAGGAGGGCATCGCCGAGATGTTCCGCCTCATGCGTGGGGATGCCAACGATCCAGCCGAGCGGACGGCAAAGGCCACCGAGCGGATTGCTGACAACACCGACGACATGGGCCTCGATATCGAAGAGTTGTCCTTTGCAGGGTGAACCATGGCCGTCATCGCAACCAAGTACCTACCAAACAAAGCCACCGGCAGCGGGGCTTTCCGGGAATCCCATGTCCTGAATGAATCGTGGATGGTGCGTGTCGATGCACCGCCACCGACGACCAGCGTGGCCGCGATCCTGACGGCTCCTGGTGTGGCCTACGGAGACGCTCACCCGTCGTTCACTTCGTGCAAAGCCATGAAGTGGGCCTACTCCGCGGCCGATGGCTCTGGGTTGATATGGTCCGTCGGCGTCGAATACTTCGTGCCGATCATCGAGATAAACCCTGCCAACGGTCTGCCGCTTGATGTGTGGGCCGGCCGCGGCACCAACGTAATGCTGCCGTTTTTCAAGGACAAGAACGGAGACGTTCTCAAAAACTCCGCTGGAGATCCGATTGAAGGCATGGAGCGCGAGCTATGCTTCCGCGCCTATACGCTGGTTCGCTCCTACGCTTCGCTGTCGCTGGCCGATCAAGAGATGAACGAGGTCAACAATAAGACCAACTCCGACACATGGCCCACACTGGGATCGTATGGACTTGCCGATACATGGAAGTGTTCAATCTCTAACTTTTCCAAGAAGGTAATCATCACAAGTTCCGGCGCAACCCAGACTGCGGCACGCTACTGGGAAGTGAGCTACGAAATGGAATACAAGGAAGACACATGGCGATGCAAGCCGTGGGATATGGGCTTCAATGAGCGGGTCGACGGGACCGGAACGCCGACAAGCAGCGGGACGAACAGACGATCAATCCTCGGCTTCGACAAAAAGCCCGTTCGGCAACCTTGTGCGCTAGCCAGTGGCGTGGCTCTCCCTCCTGGCACTCCGCCTGTTGCGCTGGACTTTGATCCATACACGAAGGTTAGCTACATTACAAAGTTCGGAAACCCAGCATGAAGCGGAAAGTTACAGTTACGTCCCGCGAATCGCTGTCGCGGATCGGTAACGCTGTGCGCTCCGTCGAGAACGGTGGCCGCAACACTTCACACCACTCGCCACGGTACATGGCATGGGACGGTGGTGGGACTGCAAGCCTCGGTAAGACTTCGGCCGACTGGCTGAAGGATACTTCCGCGGCGATCCCGTTGTATGCCGGAACGCCAGGGGCCGAGGCAGCGACTGGAGAGTCCGTCTCCGTCTGGAATCACTTCGGGAAAGTGCTGTCAGGTAAGTGGGTGATGATCGGCGAAAACTCGGATGGGAACCGATACCTGATCGCCCCGGAATCAGACCAGCAGGATGTCGTCTACAACGCCGCAATTGTTGCCACGACTGTCTCTGGAGTTACGACATCCAAGTTGGTGTTCTATCGGAAAAAGGTCTGGGTCCACTCCGTCGAGGAAAGCACCACGGTTGAACTTGGCTTGGCTGAGTGCGTCCCCGGATACAACGGGTGACCGATGGGACTCATAACGTACAACGGCCAACTGTTGCTAGCCCCGGGCGGGCTTGCAAATACAATTGACTGCTGCTGCGGGGGCAGGAATTGTTACTGCTTTACTCATTCAGTCAATCTAGTAGTGGTTGCCCGTTGGAGACGATGCTACCGATATGCGGTTTTCGTTCCGGCCCTTTCGGCTTTTGTGTTCCCTGACGGTCAGCCGTGCGACGGCACCGCAAACGGCATGATCTGCCCCCCTGGTGCGTTCGGCCGATCCGTGAGTTTCACCGGGAATGCCGTCAACGTCTGTAGCTGTGGTGACAGCAGTGAAAGCTACAACGCTTCGTTGGTCTTAAATCAAACGCAGTTCGACAACTGCACGCCCCTCGGGAGTCCCCCCTGATGCTCGTCGTCATGGACGCACTGAGGGCCGTCGAACACATGAAGCCGGACGGCTACATGGATGCCATCCTGGGCAGTGGTGTTGTCCGCACGGAGCCCGGTGTCGGCGAGGTCATCGACATCCCCGACGCCGTCTACTGGTCGATGGTCCGCACCTACTCACCGAACGAGTTGCATCAGCGATATGCCATTTACGGATGTGGCCCCGGCTGCCAGTTGAAACGCTCGCTGGCGTGGTGGGGCCTCCGCGACGACGGCTCCTGTGGATGCTCCGAATACGCGGCACAGATGGACGCCTGGGGGCCGACCGTCTGCTTCCGCCGGATCGAGGAGATTGTCGAGCACCTCCGGGAAGCCGCCGCAAAGAAGGGGCTGCCTTTCCTGGCGACGGCGGCCCGCATGATGACCGCTCGGGCGATTGAGGCCGCTCAACAGGAGCTCGACCATGCCACGGAAGAGGCCAAGCCCCCCACCTGGACAGACTTGGTCCGGGCTCGACGAGCCTGACATCACCGGGGCCGACGAGGCCGAGGCGGAGCAACTGATCGAGTTCGGCCGACGGTCGAAAAAGCCGCAGCCCCCCGAGGAGGAAAAGCCGTGCCCCCCAAAGCCATCTCGCTGACCGAAGAGATCCGCCTCGGTGCCGTCGCTGCCGCGAAGGGGCCAGCGTCGTGGTTCTCAAAGTTGACGCCCGACGTTCAGCAGGAGCTGATCCAGGTTCGGGCGGATTTCCTGGACGGGAAAATGGGAGGGACGAAGACCGCCCTCGCCCGAGGTGTTCACGGCGCGCTGTCCGCTCGGGGCCTGATCACCGTCACCCGCTCGGAGATCTTGAGATGGGTGAACGCCGCAAGCTGACCGCAGACATCCGCGAGGGCATCGACCAGGCCGATCGGCTGCGCGCCGATGCCGAGCTGGCCAAGCTCCGCTCTGAGCTCGCCGCCACGAAGACCCGCTACGGGGCGGCCCTTCGGCAGATCGACCTCGAGCGGGAGCGGGCCGACTCGCTGGCGGGGCTGGCCGGGCTCCAGGCCAAGGCCATGCCGCGGCCGTCCAAGCCGGCCCGGCCCAACGCCGCCACCGCCCTGGTCGTGCTGTCGGACTGGCACTGTGAGGAGACCGTCACCCGGGAGCAAACCGCGGGGCTCAATGCCTTCGACCTTGAGGTGGCCGACCTGCGGATCTCCGAGCTGGCCCGGCGGATCGGCGTCCTCGTCGAGCACGAGCGCCAGCTGGTGAAGATCGACAGGATCGTGATCGCGGCCCTCGGCGATTTCATCTCCGGGCACATCCACGAAGAGCTCGTCGAGACCTGCTCCATGGCCCCCATGGCTGCCACCAGGTGGGCCGCGGCCCGGCTTCGGGGGATCATCGACATGGCGGCCGACATGGCCAGGGAGGTCATCGTGGTGACCCAGCCGGGGAACCACGGTCGGAGCAACCACGGGAAGCCCCGCAAGGCCACCGAGCACGACCACTCCTTCGAGCAAAACGCCTACCTCATGATGGCCGGACAGGAGACCCGGCCCAACGTCCGATGGGAGATAGCGGCCGGTTATCTTGGCTATCTCGATCTTGACGGGTTCACCGTGCGCTATCACCACGGACACGAAATCCGCTACCAGGGCGGGATCGGCGGGATCGCCGTTCCGGTGAACAAGGCGATCTCCGCGTGGAACCGATCGAGGCCCGCCCATCTGGACGTTTTCGGCCACTGGCACCAGTGGGGCTGGCTCCGGGGGAAGTACGTTTCCAACGGCTCCCTGATCGGGATGTCGGCTTTCGCGCTGCGGATCAAGGCGGAGTTCGAGGCCCCGTGCCAATCGCTGGTGATCGTCGACCACGGCCGGCGGGAGGTCTCCCGTGCGGTGCCGATCTGGTGCGATGCCGATCTCCGGGCGGGGGTTGCCCCCGCCCCCGGGCGCGGGAAGGTGACGGCATGAGCGACAACACCTCCGCCCCCTGCGCCGCCGTCGAGCTCCTCGAGCAGGCCCGCGCCGCGGTCATCGACCGTCACGGCAAGTACGGGCCGCCCGTCGAGCACTTCTCCAGGACGGTCGGCATGGTCAACGCCGCGTTCGCCGGCATCCTGACGAGGCCGCTGACGCCGTCCGACTGGGCGCTAATCATGCTGCTCGACAAGGTGGCCAGGCACATGGGCACGGCCCGCACCACCGACACGCCGATCGATCTGGCCGGCTACGCCGCGTGCCTGGCAGAGTGCGAGGCGGCGGAGGGCTCGCCGTTCCCGGCTGTGGTCATGGGGCCTCCTCAATGAAATGGGCATCGCCCAGATCCAGCGCCGGGAGGAAGTCTACCCCCTCGGTTTTCCCCACCACCCGCTCGTCGAGGTAGTGGTTGCGCGTGATGTTCGCATCACTGTGGTCGAGGTGCGACACGGCATCGCCACCCCCAGCCTGAACGTAGCTCGCGCTGGCCTTGCGGATCGCGTGGAACCGCCGCTGCGGCACCTCGGCTTTCGCGCACAGGATCGCCATCGAGGCGTAGATCGACGCGGGCTTCCCGGGCCACGGCCAGACCAGATCGCCAGGGCACCGCCGGTGAATCTCAAGCTCGGCCGACAGGTCGGGCGTGATCCGCCGGGCGATGTCCCTGGTGTGCCCCTTCCTGGTGCCAGCCAGGAAGATGATTTCCGTCTCCTGGACGTTGTGCCACCGGAGAGCCATCAACTCCCCGATCCTCGCCCCCGAGCACCACGCAGCGTAGATCAGCGTCGACCACCACCATCCCGCCGGCAGGCCGGCAATCGTCCGCTGCCGCCCCCGGGCCGCGACGATCAGCCGGGCCACCTCGGCGGAGGTGAAGCCGCGCGGCAGCCTCTTCTCCCCCCGGACCTGTCGGACGATGGGAAACTCGGGGATGAGCCGCTTGCGGAAGGCGTAGAGCGCGAGGGCGAGCAGCTGTGTGCGGTCTTTCCTCACCGTCCCCGCCGATGGAATCCCCCGGCGCGCGGAGTGGATCGTCCGCCCCCGCCACGCCAAGAACGCCGCGATGGTGTCTTCCTCGAGGTCGGAGATCTTCGCGGGCCTTCCCAGAAACTCCGAGAATCGATCAATCGAGTGGCTGTAGATCTCGACGGTTCGCGGGCAGATGCCTTTCACGGGAGCGTATTTTTCGACGAGCATTTGACGGAGCGACATGGTGAGGATTCCATAGGGTGGGAGCATCCATGCCGACGATAATTGAGACAGTCCAACTTCCAACCCAGCTACTTCCACCGGAGCCCTCTCCGTTGGAAGTGATTCCGCCTTCAACCCTACCCAGGGTCGGGGCGCGGGTGAATTGCGAGACGGAGCGTGTTGCCCACGCTGCGATCTCTGGCAATGCTGGAGGAATGAAGACCATGGGACTGCCCGGGCCGGAAGGCACCGACTGGCTCTGCACCGCCGACGCCGCCAAGTTGCTCGACATGAGCACCTCGGGCGTGAGAAAGCTAGTTCTCCGCGGCCACATCTACGCGGCTAAGTTCGGCAGGGAACTGGCGTTCTCCGCCCGCGATGTGAAGCGGATCGCTGCGAGGCCCCGCGCTGTTGGTGGAATCCGGCAGGGCTTCAAAAAGAATTGAACAGGCGATATCCCGGCCCGTTCTAGCGTTTGTCCCAAACCTGGGACGATGCTCTTGACAGACTTCCGCGGTCTGTCATATCCTCCGCCCCTGTTGTCCCTCACTCGGGACATTGAACGGCACCAACAGGGGGGAAGACCATGCAAGACGAGCAGCCGGGCGACCGGGAAGCAGCCGGGGCGATCGAGGGAATGACCGAAACCTACGGGGCTCCCTCCCAGCCGGTGACCGAGGGCATCCCCCTCGATCTCCTGGTGGTCGACCCGACCGAGCTGGAGTGACAGGACGGGCCGCGGCCGGAGGCCGAGGCAGGGAGCCCGCGGAGCGGGTGAGGCATGGATGGGGCCGCCGGTGGTGGAACCGCCGGCGGATCACGGAGGGGACTGATGGCCACGATCACGATCTCACGGAAGCTGCGGAAAGCCCTTCGAGAGATCCGGTCGGGGTGGACGGAGCAACAGGCGATGGCAGCGGCGCGCGGGGTGAAGCGGTCGAGCAGTTCGATCGTGCCACCGCGCAAAGGGCGAGAGCGAAAAGGGGGAGCAGTATGACCACGGACATGATCACGGGCGATGACGGTGGGCGGGCGATCGCGGTGAGGGGGGGCGGAGAGATCCTCGGCTTTTTCGAGCTGATCGACGCGGGCTCTCGGATGGTCAAGACGGGGTTTCTTCCCGACCACATCAGGACCGGCGAGCAGTTTGCGGCCATCGTCCTGGCCGGCAGGGAGATGGGCATCCCGCCGATGCGGGCCATTCGCTCCCTCCAGATCATCAAGGGGAACGTCACCGAAAAAGCTGACAGCCAGTTGGCCCGCTTCAAGGAAGCCGGGGGGCGTGCGGTCTTCGAGGCCCTCGACGAGGCCCGGGCCGTCCTTCACCTGACGCACCCCAACGGCGACACGCACACCGAGACTTGGACGGTCAACGATTCACGCAAGGCAGGCCTGACCGGCGGGATGCACGGCAAGTTCCCTAAGGCCATGATCCGCAGCCGCTGCATTACGGCGGCACTCAAGTCGATCGGGTGGGCCGGGGCCGTCGGCAACTACGACCCCGACGAGCTCCGCCACGACACCGATGATCGAGGTGGCCAGTCTCCACGCTGGCAACCCGATGGCGAGCCGGTGGCGGATTCCCCCCCGCCACCGGCCGCCCCTTCTCTCGATCCGCGGGTCGTCGAGATCGGAGAGTTCCCGGACTCAGTCAAAGAAGCCTGTCGGCGGGTCATGCGGGCCGCGATCGACTCGGGGATCTCCAAGAGCGACGCCATCGACCAGGCGGTCGAGCACGGCCGGGAGCTGGTCGCCGCGATGGCCGACGAGATGGAGCCCGTCTGATGGACGGCCCACCTCGGACATGGCGGGAGGTCTGGGACCGCGAGGCCGAGGATCCCGTCCCCGACTCGCTGGTGGAGATGGCCAAGCGGCAACGCCGGCGGATCCTTGGGGCCACGGACGCCGCGGACTTCGCCGCGCGTCACTCGGCCACGCCGCTGCCGTCTGCGGTCGGCGCTGGCCGGGAGGAGCTCGAGGCGATCGCGGAGCGGGCCCGGGAGGTTCTGGAGGAATGGCGGGCGTCGCGGGTCTTCGGGCCGATGACGCTGGCCAGGGCTCTTATCAGCCTGCGGGAAGCAATGAAACACGCGGCGCGTGGCATGGAGCCGGTCGAACCGGACGCCGACGCCGAGGGATGAGGGAGGGATCGACATGGATTTTCAGACATACCAGCCGGGCCAGCCGATCGAGGGCACCGAGCCACTCGAAGACGGGCGCTATGAGTGCGTGATCGTGGCCGCGGAGGATCGGTTCGACAACGACGGTTCGGCTCACCTTCGGGTGACGTTCATGCCCATCAAGGGTGGCGATATCTACGCCTGGCCCGTGCTCAAAATCACCGACACGGCCCGGGGGATCCGCTTCGGGGCGGCTCTGGCCGATGCCCTCCAGATCGACCGATCGAACGGGCTGCGGCTGGAGCCCATCCACATCCGCGGCCAGCGAGTGCTGGTGTCGACGCGCCGATGGGATGACGACAAGGGCCGCACCAACGTCGGCGTGGATGCGATCCGCGGCACCTGGACGGAGCGAGGCGGGGCGATCCCGTCCGCTCCGGTGTCGAAGCCTGCGGAGACGAAGGCCACGCCGGCAGCGGCCAAGCCCCGGACGCCTGCGGCAGCTGTCGCCACGGCTCGGGGCGACGAGGCCGGCGGTTCCGATGACGTTCCGTTCTGACGAGGTGACCGATGTCGAGACTCAATCGGGGCCTGCGATCTCACCTCCACATGGATCGTGACAAGCGGCACCAGGAGGAAGCTGTCCTCGACGCTCGGCTGGCCAAATTGCGTGACTCGCTCAACGCCTGGTGGATCGTGTCAGAGGGTGGGCAAGCAATCGCAAATCGGCTGTTTGTGCTCCAGCGGTTCGACGAGGCCGCGGAGCAGATGGCACGGATCAAGAGGCTGAGACGGAAATGATTCATAGGCCCGTCCTGGCCGCGCTGAGGTCAACAGCGTATTGGGCGCAGCCGCCGGCGGTCTGCACAACACCGGCAATCACGGCGCGGGGCTTTCTCCAGTTTCCCCCGCGGCCGTGAGAACCACTTTCGTGATAGGCACGGAGGCCGATCGACGCGGCCGGGGTGGGATGGATGGATCGACACTCCCGGCGGCTGGCGGGGTCTCACTCACCTGAATCGTGTTCAGGCCCGGGTGGCCACGGAAAAAAACCGCCAGTCGTCGGGATCTTTTACGCAAGGGGGGGGCAATGGGGGGAGCTACTACGGTCGATCAACTGGCCAAGCATTGCAAGGGCTGCGACCAGACCAAGCCTCTGGAGATGTTCTATGCCACGACCGGCAACAAGGACGGTCGGCAGAGCCGTTGCAAGTCGTGCGCGAACGAGTACCAGCGTTCGGTTCGCAGGGACCAGAAAACCTTCGGACTGCTTCGTAATCGCCAGACGGGCGGCAACGGCGAGATGGAGGCCGAGACGCTGGCCATCCGGCGGGATGAATACATCGTCCTCCTGGCCGCGGCGGTCGATCGGTGGCGATCTGCCGACGACAAGTCAGACCGGGGCGGGGCGAGGGAGACGGTCTTGCTGCGGGCGGCACAACTCCTCGAGGCGGAAAGGCTGGTGGTGACATGAGCGAATGCACGGAAGCCGGTTGCGTCGAGGCCGGAAGGTGGGCTGTCGGCGAGCGTCGATATTGCTCGACGCATGGCATTCAGCAGTCGATCCGGGGCTCGGTCGCCATGCGGCTGGTCTGCCCGGTCGTCGAGCCTGACGGCCCGGCGGTCAGTGTGTGGGACGAGCTCCAGGCCGAGCTCGAGGCGGTGGACTTCGACGAGCCCACCGACCGCGAGCAGCTGCTCCGCGACATCGCGTGGGCCGCAATCGAGAACGGGAGGATCGGCTCCCTATGAGGACGCGCCTCGACGACTACCGACCGGCCCCCGACGACAGCGGGCTCCCGCTGTTCGCCTCGGCCAGGCGGAGCGATCCGCCGACGAGCGTGGCGGCGGCTCAGTCGATGACGGCAGCGGCTGTTGACGAACACGAACGGCTGATCTTGCTGGCGCTGGCGGCGGGCCCGGCCGGGAAGACGGAGCTGGCGGCTCGGATCGGGAGTCTTACGGAGCAGCAGGTCATCCGCAGGATGAAGCGGCTGGAGCGGCTCGGGAAGGTTCTCAGGACCGGGAGAGAGGTTCTCTCGGCGGCACGGCGTGGTGAGACTGAATGGGGGGTGAAGTGATGGCAAGGCAGAAGGTCACGCAGTTATCAGAACGACCGCTTCCAGTGTGCCCGCTTATCAACGCAATGGAGCTTGCCGCCTACCTCGGAATCTCCCCGCGGTCGATCCGGCGACTTACTGCTGAAGGGAAAATCCCGGCCCCGCTGCGTTTCTGCGGATCTCCTCGATGGAACATCAAGGACGTCAATCTATGGGTTTTGGCTGGATGCCCAAACAGCAAGACCGATGAGGCCGTCGCCCCATGACCCTCTCCCACGACTACGCCGCCCTCGTCGCCATCGCCCAGGCCGACGAGCTCGACGGCATCCACAAGCAGATCCTCGACCGCAATTGGGACATCGGGGCGGTGGCGTCGTTCGAGCTGCTGAAATCGCTGGCGATCCGGCGGAAGACGTTGGCGGAGGAGCGGAGGCGGGCGGTGGAAGATCCCGACTTCGGATCCCCGGACGGCAAGGAGGCAACGGATGGCCGGTGACTGGCTGAAGATGCGACACGACCTGGCCGACGACCCGTCGGTGATCCGTGTCGCCTCGGATCTGGCGATCGACGAAGACCT